GCGCTGCAGGGTCAGACACTCGATGGCCTTGGCGAGATAGTAGGAGGGGAGGGTCCACTCTCCGCGGTCGGTGGACCCCGATGCTCCGGACGAGATGCTTGAGAACATCTCGTACACGCTGGGAGCGTCGGCCGTTGTGGAGGGGAAGATTCGAGAGATGTACTTGAGGACAGTAGGGAGGTACGCTCCGTTAAGGATCATCTCCTTCCCGTACGTCAGGAAGCAGGTTGAATAGATACACTCTTCGGGCTTCACCTTCTGTCCTACCTTCGCGCTCGTCCTCGCTAGCCCGGTCGAGGCCCGGTTGACCAGCGCTTGAACGTAGGGAGGGATCTCCGACTCCGTCACCGTCGGAGGGATGTAACAGTCCATGACCACCACCTGGTTGTCCCCCTGTCCCATGATCTTGTACGATAACCCCAGAGGCCACAGGGACATGTGAACGAGAGCGACGGTGCACGCCGTCCACAACTTCTGCGCAATTCCCTCGAACCCCCCGAGGTGGTTGTACCAGAGGGAGTCACTCTCCGGTGGATTCCTCCGGTTTTGAGCGGTCAGCCCTTCGGGGGGGTACTCTCTGCTCTTGAGCATGCATAGGCAGTCGGAGAAAAAGTCGTGCACGCACGAGAACACTCCTACCTTCCCAAACATTTGGTCCATCCTCTGCCCTATCGGCTTTACCGCCTCGTTCCGCCAGAGAGTGTTCCACGTGGAAAAATCGATCCCGAGGATGGCCGAGATCCACCTTCCCTTGTCCGGTCGGGTGCTTCGGAGGAACTCGCTCAGAAGCTCCTGGCGGGACATGGTCATCGTCTGCTCGGGGATGTACTTGAACACCCCCTCCGCTATGTTGTGCTCGGTGAGCACGAAGAAGAATCGCATCTCCAGGACCATCATCGAGAACATCCGTGGGTTCAGCTTCATTTCCCTCTCCTTCGGACTGACCGCAACCACCTTCCAGTGGGCGGGGATGCTCCCTGATGAGACGGTGTCGACGACCTCCTTCAGGGAGAAACTCGGGCGACGCAACAGCTCCTCGAGTGCCTTGCCGGAGGTTGGAGCGGACGGGGGCCGATAGGAGAGGGAGCCGGACCACGTCGAGTCGAAGTGGTCGCGATCGTAGGCGATGGCTCGGTCGGAGATCAGGCTGAGGATGTCCTCTCCCTCGTCGAACAGGAGGTCAGGCTTGAATTGGGCCCACTGCCAATCGGAGGCGGGATACTGGGTAAATCCGAAGGCGAGAGAGGGGTGGTTCTGTCGGACCAGCTCCTCCAGCGCGGTCATGCGTCCGTCCCATCTTGGGACGAACTCAATCGGCGGCCACTTGCCGGTCCTCTTGAGGTATCCTCGACAGTAGAGGTGACAGAAACTCCACTCCAGCTGGCGACAGCTAGCTGCGTCGAGTGGGAGATCGGCCTGGGCCAGCTTCTTCACGGCGGCACACCCGGCCACCGGATCGACGTACGGATGCCCCAGCAGCTTCATGAAGCCGAACGCCTCGGCCACATCACGGCTCGACGGGATTCCGGAGAGGAATATCTCGAGCCGGGTGGTTAGTGCCCCCGTTCCCCCTAGCTTGACCTCTTTCTCTCTGTACTTGTCGAGCATGGCTCGGTGTTGACCCCTCCCGTCGAGAATCCGTTCCTCTCGCTTGATGATCTCCGTTTGGGTAAGAGCCTCGATCCCCTTGATCACCTCGTATCCCTTGTTCCCGAGTGTACTCAGGACTCCCTCCCCCCAGGAGACGAACGAGTCAAGCACCCCGGGAAGATGAGAGCGCAGAGGATCGATGGAACAGTAAAGACGAATGATGAAGCGAGAGTAGAGCATATCTTTGATCATCAGACATGCGTCGGTCGTGAGGAGGACGAACCGTCCCTCAAGTGGCACGAGAGATATCCGTCGGGAGAACCACCCTCCCCTCCAGCGAATCCACCTTGACGACTTGGCCGCCTCCACTATCTTGTCGACCACGTTGAGCCAGTAGAGGGCTTGGGTGAGCGCGTCGATGTTGGAGGGGGTGACGAACGCACGAGTCAGGTCGATGGCGGGGACCTTCCCGTCCCCCTCCGCACACAGCGAGGAGAAGGACAGCCGGATGGACTCCTCTTGTTCCCCGACCCGCTCCTGCATCACGGTCAACCGACGACGCGCCAGAGAGGGATCGAGGAGCGCTCGGCCGAGCCGAGAGAGAGACGGGGTGAGCTGTGCCACGTGCCGGACGACCAGGGTAGAATCGGGGGATCCTTCGGTTAGCAGAAGCGAGGAGGCGAGCTTGTCTATCTCATCTCGTTTCGGAACGCGAGTACGAGCATACACCCCCATGAACGCGGCATACGCCGCCTCCGTCAAGGGAGTAGAGAGGGTCGTCTCGGGGATAGCAGCCATGGTCAGCGATGATCTCGTTTTTCTTAATCAGTGGGAAGGACCCGCTGCCTCACTGATGGGGCGAACCCGGCTCGGAGGATCGGCGAAGAGGCGACGGGGTACTCGGTACTCACTTCCGAGCCCCGTCGGTCCGCTTGGCCGGTGCCTCCTTCGTTCCGGCCTGACCGAGCAAGGCGAGAACGCGATCGAGTTTCTCGTTGATCTCCTTCTGGGCCTGCTCCGACTGATCCATGCGGGTCTCCAGAGATGCCACCTGCTCCTCGGTGGTCCGGATCGACCGGAACGAGTGCATTGTTCCCACCTCCGAAGGGGGACGATACCCTGCTCCCCTCTCCTCCCTCATCATCGAGTTATAGGAGTGGACCCCCCCGGTGGGGGAGCCAGGACCCCTGGTCTCGACAGTGAGCGGCTGTTCTCGTCTACCGAGTACCCCGCCGGTGCTCGACTTGCCCTCACGCTGGCGAGTACTTGCCTTCCACGCGGCGAAAGAAGAGTGCATCATCTTTACGAAGGGGGGAATACACATGTGGAGCGACGCTTCGGGGATCCGGAGAGAGGACGAGAATTGAGATCGATTATGGTCTCGTTTTTGTTAATCTCGGAGCTTGACGCCGCTTCTCACTGAGGATGGGTCGAGGACGGGGAGAGGGAGGCCAGGACAGAGAGAGAGGTGAGCAGCTCGTTGGTGATGAAGACGGCGTCTAGAACCAACTTGGTCGTCGGGCCGTCGTTCCCCTCCCGTGTGGTGAGCTGATCGATAACGATCCACAGCGCGGAGTACGTCCCCAGCAGAGAGGCGTGGAGGTGGAGGTACCGCTCGGGAGTGAGGTCGTTGATGCCCGGCGGACAGGGGTGCTCCGCCACCACCAGTTCGGCGATCTGCTGGGCCTTGTTGGTGATGGCAACGAGAGTAGAGACCGTCCTGGTGTAGTGGGGAAGGGCCAGGGACGACCAGACGAGGTCGACGACACGAACATACGCCCTCGACTCGGGACATATGGCCTGGATGAGCTCGACCTCCGTGCTTACCTCTCGCGCCAGCCCCTCGACGGACGTCCCGGCGGAGAGGGGGGCGATTCTCTTCCACTGAGTGAGCAACGCCTGTATGAGCATAGCCGACGCAACCTTGTCTTTCTCGTG